TGCACCTGTCGCTACTACATCACACGTTGTACGGTTTACTTTTGTAACAACACCAGACTGAGTGAACCCACGATTGGTCCATTCAACAGTCATACCTTTAGCAACGGTACGCTTGTTAGACTTACCGATTATGTTCATCTGATTTTTCCACGCTTGAGCAATCACGTTCAAGTCTTCCTGGTTGTCAATTTGAGATAATGCTTTAAGCACATTCGAAAGTTTGTTGTTCATAATATATAGTCTCCTAAAATTTGACCGCATTAACAATGTCATTTATTTTGAAGTCGAACCCACGTTGAAATCCACCTTCAAACTTTACAGCATATTCTTCTGCTTTCTCTGCAGGCGTACCCCATCGTTTACCATTAAGACCAATCCAGACGCAACCTTGTGCCATCTTGTATTGTTCATATGCTTTTGTGACAGTCAGGTTTTCATCAAAACCATTGTCGAGTATTTCGATAAATTTCCAAAAGTCTATACCATAGAAATCTTTTGCACGTTTTTCTAATAAGCGAACTGCAGTTTCGTATTTCATAATAACTCCTTATGCGGCAGTTTGAATGTAAGGTGTATCCCAGCGACCGATATGAATATCAGTATAGTAAGAACGATGGAAGTAATCAGTCATTGCATCATCATCGCAGAACCAATCTGCACCTTTCATTGCATCAACCATCTCTTCTAGAAATGCAGTTTGCTTGGTACCAGTACCGTAGAACTTTTCTACATGATACACATTTACTTGCTCATACTCATCGAACTGTAAAGGACCTTCTTTAACGCGAACTACTAAAGAAGAATGGTTGTTGATACCGATAGTAACTTTCATACCGAACTTCTTGGCAACTGCTTTGATAGCAGGAGCAAGTTCTTTTTTCTTTTCTTGTGAAATATAGGCCATGTCGTTATCTCCGTTTAAGTTTCAATTCATCTTACTTATACAATATAGCAGATGTTTGCCACAATGTCAAGGGAAAAGTGAAAAAAAGACTTCAACGAAAACAACGACTTGTAATTTTTTTATGTTTTTTTATGAATTTAAATTCTTTGTCAACGGAAAAATACCTGCAATCACTGTAGCACATGCCTTAGCAATCTCAATATGTTCTAGTTGAGTGCCATTAGCACCGCGTAATTCAATATAGTGCATCCAAGAACGAAGTGTGCCATTCATATACATGCGCGACATTGTATTACCCTCTGGTAGAACTGCTCTCGCTTGCTCTTTTGCAATGTCATTTTCAATTGCCCATGTGTATGCGTCCATCGCCGCATCAATAACTGCTTGTTGTTTTTCAACCCAAGCGTGATGTAGTTCTACATTTTCAGTTTCAATTGAGTTCTGTCTGTTCTTATGGTCTTGCAATCGCGCTTCTCTAGTTACAAACTCTAAATCTTTAGTTGGGTCTGCATAGCGTTGACTGAATTCTTGAAACGAAAAAGAACGATGCCGCAAAATTTGTCGAGCAATGTCTCTAGTTGTTTCAATCTCAAGACATGCTGATACCATTTCGAATGGTGACCAGTGTTTATGCTTTGCTAGATATGTGAGAAGTTTTTCTGATGTTGCTGAGTTCATCTGTCCGTTAGGATTTGATACTCTAGCACAAAATGCAATTAAGTCTTGTACATCACTCAGTTCTTCTTCAAAGTCTCCAAGTGGTGCTTGTGAATATGATATAAGTTTAACCTTCAATTTTTTCTCCATTATGTTATCTGTGCTAAATTGTCACATGTGTATTGCCAAAAAAACATCAGTATTGCTGTCGTTTTTTGTGCGTTGCATTATATATAGTAGCGTAAGTTTACTTACACTTTCAAATAATATACTAGTATATATGACTTGCACAATTGTGTCAAGTCTAAAAACGGGTGCGAACTTTAGGAGACCACGATGCTTAACTATATTTTCAATTTACTAAAACCAAAATCAAACAATAGCGACATGGTTAGATATATTCGCACCGAGTTTGCAAATGATACAAAGCATCTCAAAGATGAAGATGTTGTATCATTTTACAATCACTTTTTAAAAACAGGGAGATAGACTAAAATGTCAATTGGCATAGCATTACATAATGGTTATGAATATACATGTGCATTTTGCACAGCAGTACGAGCGATTTTTATCGCGGCATTAGTATCACTCATTTCGATTTCAGAATCCGCTGGTAAAGCGCGGGCGGCATCTGAACTAGCAAGAATGGGATACCACAAAGAAGCAAAAGAATTAATGGTGGGTAGAGATGATTAAAGCAATTAAGAAATGGTGGAATGCTGGTCGCATGTCACCTTTAGAAAAATACTTAGCGGATTCTAGCGATTTGATTGAGTTAGAAAGACGCCAGAAAAATTTACTTTATAAAGGAAAATATTTTCAGTGAAAACAGAAGGAGATTTATCTCCTTCTTTTCTTTTCTAGTTCGTTAGCAATCCATTGTTTAGCAATATAGTTTTTGACTGGTGTTTTTACTAGTCCGCGAACTCTCTTAAATACCATTTGAAGAACATCATCGTTAGGACCGTTGTTGTCTAGAATAATAAAGTTCTTTCCACCAAAGAAACGCTGAAATGAACCTATGTTCTTTTGAACGTCAGACCACATTGCTTTAACTTCTTCTCTAGGTAGTGTTCTTTTTCTATCTTGATTTCTTTGTTGTGCAACTTCTTCTGAAGTGTTTACAAAAATCATATAAGTGTCATACCCAAGTTGCTTTAGTGATGCCGCTTGCCTTTGAATTTTATCGAAGTCTTTACCAGTACCATCAATAACAACACCAAGACGACCCATCAAAAAGTTTGACTGTCTTGCTTTCGTTACCTGCTTTGCACGACCACGAATTTCTTGTCCTTTGTCTGAGTAGATATCTTCTGGTGTTGTATCCATACCAGCATCTTTTAGCATCTTCTCATAAATATCATCTGAGTTTACAACTTTCAACCCCATACCACCAGTGGTCTGTTTCTGCACATATGACTTACCCGAACCAGGACCACCTGCTAAAAAGAATGCTTTGAAGATGCCTGGATCATAAACACCTTCATTGAGTTCTTTGATATTCTCCACAATGATATCATCTTTTAGTTCTGTGAATTTTTTAGACATATGTTTCTCCAATATAAATATCTAAGAGTATTTATAACTTTAGTGGATAGTATCTGTTATAAATACTATCATAAGAGTTTAATAAATCTTTTGCGAGAGGATAAAATAAAAATGTCAGATTACACTAAAACCGAAAGAAAATTGCTTCCTGATGGAACAGTTCAATATGCTGTTGGCGGAAGTCGCTTAATGGATGCCGCTAGTAGAGATGATATTATCTCTAAAGCAGGAAATCTATCATATGGTGACGTTGCATCAACTTATGATGTAGTTATTGCAGAATATAGTAGACACAATCAACAGCGTCTTATTGATGAGGGACTTATTGAAAGTCCTGAAGAACTTGCCAAACAAGGACTAAAGTACACCATGACTGAAGAGGGTGATGATAATGTAGACTATATTTGGTTTGGTCATAAGAAATATCCTAAATCATGCGCTTTGTTTCCTGGAGATATTATTGAAGTAAATAAACTTGATGATCCGTCACACCATGGTCATCCAGCATACGTTGCTCATGTTCGTGATTTCAATACAATGAAAATCTCATGCATAATGTTTGATGGTCCTGATGAAGGAGCAAAGATTGTTTTAGAAGGTACTGAATATAAAATTCTCAGAACCGCAAGAGGTTCATTTCAGTCTGATGACTATGTAATGAAAGCAACTAGCAATACGCATGTAAGAGAAGATGGTAAAAAATAGAGAGTAAATTTTATAATGAATGTTGATTATATTTTTCCGCATCCAATTGCGGTTGTAGATTTAGAAATAGATAATAGTTATGTGCTAAAAACTGTTGATGCTCTCGCAAAAAACATCACAGAAGAAGATGCAAATCATACATGGGATTGTAAGGTTGTCTCTTCTTTTAACCATGACAATATTAATAAAATTCTCAATGAACAATGCACAGAACTGTTTGACCGAGTAACACAACAAGGTCAGCAGTTCTGTGATGCTATTGGATGGGAAGATACTGACAATCCCTCTATAATTACTTCTGCTTGGTTTAATAAGTACACCGAAAATCATCATTCGCAAGAAGCACATCATCACGGTAAGCATCACATATGCGCTATCTATTATGCAACTCCCGATTTGACACCAACTGTTTTTGTAAATCCTAATAGTTACACATTTCATACAACATATGAAGAAACAAAGAATACTGAAGTTACGAAAGTATCTCACAAAGTACTACCTCAACCTGGACAGTTGGTTTTGTTTCCTGGATATATGATGCACACCGTACCCCATGTTCGTGACCAGATACATAGTGAGTATGATATAATCAAGAATAGGGTAACTATTGCATTTAATTTCGGTAAAAGTAATAAATAGACTTGACAATTAGAGAAAGAAGTGTTATATTAACGCATGACTTATAAAAATAACTACAACAGTAATAAACGATATGTGAAAAAGGATGATAGACCGCGTGACGGTGGTCTAGAAGTAACAGTACGCAACGGTGACTTAGAAAAAGCAATGCGTGTATTTAAGAAGAAGGTGCAGAAGTCTGGTATTCTTAAAGAACTCAAAGCAAAGCAATATTATGAGAAACCAGCGGAAGCAAAACAGCGCAAGAAAAAAGAAGCAGTAAAGCGTTGGAGAAAATTACAGAAGAAACTTGAAGAAAATTCTTGACAAACTGTATCTTTTATGATACAGTAACTTATTACATAATGAGGTAAGACTATGAATATATTCTATCTACATAATGACCCTAAAACGTGCGCTGAGTGGCATGTAGACAAACATGTGAGTAAGATGCTTGTTGAGTATGCACAACTCATGTCAACCGCCCACAGGGTGCTTGACGGTGATGAATACATAGGTTACAGTAAAAACAATAGAAAAGTCAAACGCTGGCGACTAAAAAGTGATAATGCAGAAAATCTTGTGTACAAAGCGTGTCATGTCAATCATCCGTCTGCTATTTGGGTGCGTCAGTCTGTTACTCATTACAAGTGGATGTACGACCTTTGGTGCGAGTTGCATAAAGAGTTCATATATCGATACGGAAAGTCCCACGCTAGTTATACACTTCTGTCGGAATTTCTAGCAACACCACCATCAAACATTTCAAACACATCATTTATCGAACCGCCTCAAGCAATGAAGCAGTTCCCTCAGTGTATGGTTGAAGGTGATAGTATTTCAGCATATCGCAACTTCTATCGCGAAGCAAAGAAGACTTTTGCTAATTGGAAGAAGAGAAAGGTTCCTTACTGGTATGAACATTCCTACAATTGAAAGACGAATTCACTTTCTGAAGAAAGCGAAGAATAGGGCAAAAGACCCTTGGTTCAAAGATTACTGGCAAAAAGTAATCGAACACATGGAAAAACTCAAGCATCAAAAGATGCACTAACTAAATAGAGATAATAGTATGCCAACATATAGTTTCATTAATCAAGCAACAGGCGAAGTCGAAGACCATTACATGAGTATGTCAGAGTTAGATGATTTCAAAACAACCAATCCGCATCTAGACAAGATGATAACGGCACCTAGCATTGTGGGTGGTGTATCTTTACGCGACAAGCAATCAGATGGATTCAAAGAGGTTATGTCAAAAATTGGAGAAAAGTCTCCTGGGTCATCGGTTGACCAACAATATAATCGAAAGACTATAAAACAGTCTCAAACAGAAAACATTCTAGCAAAGCATAGGGCGAAGAAAAAGTGAGAGAAGTACTCAATGACTTTGCGACATGGTTAGCAAAAAAAACATACACACCACCAAAAGTCGAATTCGTCACACAGATAGAGGGTGTACAAAAATGGGCACCTGTTAAGAATAGTAGTCATTTTATTCCTGATTGGTTTAAGAAATTACCAACCAATCAATTACTAGATGTTGATGAACAAGCAAGAGCGCAAATTGCGCGGAGTGCGCCTGGAGGTATTCATCCTGACTTTAAGACACATGGTCAAACAATTAAGACCTGTCCTGGAATGCAAGACATTCTCAGTGTTGGATACACAATGCCGTATTGGGGCAATACGATTGTAACTGTTACTGAAGATGGCAAAGACCTGATAACAACCTCATCAACGCACAGAGCATCACACGTTGCAAAAACAGACCAGTATAAAAATATAGATGGTGATTTTGCTACTAGTGAAAGTGTAACACTAAGTAAGTTAGAACAGTGGCAACAAGAAAACGATACTAATGAAAATTGGGGTATGCATCCTGCTTCTCAGTATTCAACAATGATTCCTGAGATGCCAGAACGGTGGGCATCTTGTCTGTTGAAGTTGGATAGTATATGGGAAATACATACTCCTCCTGGATGGTCAATGTTACAGATTGATCCCACATATCAATTCAACAATACATTAGAAGCACTACCTGGAATACTTAACACAGACTATTGGCACTCCTCTAATATGTTTTTCTTTGTTAAGGAAAAAGGTGTTCAATTTGAAATACCTTATATGACACCTCTTGTCACATACATTCCTATTAAGAGAGATAGACTACCCCTAGAAGTCAGAATGATTAATGATGCTGACATAGAACGACATAGAGAAATTTCTAATTTTATGAGGGGTACAGCATGGGGTTCATCTGCCCCATATAGAAATGCATTAAAGTTTTTCGGTTACCATCAACAATCTAAAGGAGGAAAATGTCCGTTCAATAAAAAATGATTATGTTTATTGGTGATACCCTTGTAATGTTAGTCATTTAGCAGAGGAGAACACATGACAAAATCTAAAGTAATTAGCGTCAAAGCACTATCTAAATCATTACTAAAAAAAGTTAAACCTATTACTAATAATCAGCAATTAACTTTTGATGCGTTTAATGATGAGAAAAATTTAATCTTACATGGATGTGCTGGCACAGGTAAAACTTTTATTGCATTATATAATGCACTTGATGCAATTCTTTCACATAGAGTTGAGCAAAGAAAAGTTGTACTGGTTAGGTCTATGTTGCCAATTAGAGATATTGGTTTTTTACCTGGATCGCAAGAAGAGAAATCTGCTGTATATAATGAACCATACGTTGCGCTAATGAATGAGTTATTTCCTGGAGTTGAAAATCCATATGAACTTGCTAAATACCAAGACATATTAGAATTTCTTCCTACGTCATATATAAGAGGTATAACTTTAACGGACAGTATTATTATTGTTGATGAGTGTCAGAACTTAAACTTTCACGAATTAGATACTATTATAACAAGAGTTGGTGAAAACTCTAGAATTATTTTCTCTGGTGATTTCATGCAAACTGACTTAACTAGAGTGAACGAACAAAAAGGTATCATTGACTTTATGGACATTGTTAAGAATATGAATTCCTTTTCGTTGATTGATTTTAAAGAAGAAGACATTGTGCGAAGTGGACTTGTAAAAGAGTACATTGTTGCAAAGAATAGAAAAGAATACGCTAATCTATATGAGAGTATAGATAAGAAGATGAAAATCGCATAGGAGACTAACATGCAGAAGAATTATGAAGAATGTTTACAAATCATTCTACACCACGAAGGTGGATACGTTAACCATCCAAAGGACCCAGGAGGTGAGACTAACCTTGGAGTAACCAAACGTGTCTACGAAGAATGGTGCATGACAGAAGACTTTGTTGCAAAAGACATGAAAGAGTTGACTGTTGATGATGTAGCACCTATTTACAAGCAAAACTATTGGGACCGAGTTAAAGGTGATGACTTACCTGAAGGTTTGGATTTATGTGTTTTTGATTTTGGTGTAAACGCAGGTCCAGGACGTGCCGCAAAATATTTGCAAAATATGATTGGTGCAACTGCAGATGGTGCAATAGGACCTAACACACTAAAAAAACTGCAAGAGTATATTGATGAAATCGATGCTGATGATAAAAATGAAGATGAAGGTCTTCATCAAGCAATTATCAACTATCAAGAGATGCGCCAGCATTATTATGAGAAGTTATCAACATTTGAAACTTTTGGTAGAGGTTGGACTCGCAGAGTTGATGAAACAACATCAAAAGCATTCGGACTAATTTAATACTTGACAATGTTATGAAAGTGTGTTATAGTATAATCACACTATAGAATGGATAATGTCGTGGAACGAAAACACTTTACACACTTGAATAATTTTACAGTTGGTATTCCTGAACTACTGACTGAACAAAGCAAAGACCTAAGACTGTATGTAACACCTGATGGTGTGAAGATGCCTTCAGTTACTACAGTCTTAGGTTGGCATACCCGCAAAGGTATCATGGAATGGCGCAAACGTGTCGGCGATGAAGCGGCGAACAAAATTAGCAGACAAGCATCCTCAAGAGGAACTAGATTTCACTATCAGTGTGAAGACTATCTTAATAATAAAGAACCTAAGATTGAAGGACCTGCTGAGAAGTCTATGTTCAATGCTATTCAACCTTTGTTGCATCGTATTGATAATATCTACTTTCAAGAAAAGACATTATTTTCTAGACATCTACAGACTGCAGGTCGCGTAGATTGCATTGGGCATTTTGATAATAGATTATCAATTATTGATTTCAAAACATCTAGTAAACCAAAGAGCGAAAAGTATATCACAAACTACTTTATGCAAGGTAGTGCATATGCTGTTATGTTTGAAGAGATGACAGGCATACCTATCGACCAGATTGCTATTCTAATCGCTGTAGAAGGTGGTGAGGCGCAGTTGTTTGTTAAGAAGCGTGATGATTACATCGGTGAGTACCTATCTGTCAGAGAAGCGTATAGAGAGGCGAAGGGTATCTGATGATTGATGGTATAACACATCATCAACTATTCGCAACTTCCCTATATGAATATTTTATAGATGAGCATATAATAGATAATTCACGAACTGAACTTGTGGATCACTATACTAAAAACAAAAACAATAGTGGTGTATCTTGGTATTACTCTTCTTATAATGTAGACCTCACCACCGAAGGTTTTGGTCCTTTTACTTCTATGATAAATAGGTTAGTAACAAATCATGTCACACAAGTTTTTAGGCGGCGTGCAACTATTGATATGAGTTTTTTTAATTATGTTCAAAGGGGTTGCACTCACTCTAAACACAACCATGGTGATAAAGACATGGTATGTGCTATTGTGTATTATGACGATATTGGACATACAAATTTTTATGATCCAAGACCGCAGGTATTTAACTTTACTCCTACTTCCATAAAGGCAGAAAAGGGAAAGGTTGTTTTATTTCCTGGGTGGTTAGAGCATGAAATGCCACCGCATAATACTGAGAGATATCGATTAACGATGCCTTTCAATTTTAATATGCAGAACCAAGGAGATACAAATGTTCAAGAAATACTTACCGCACTATCTGATACTTCTTAGCATATCTTTTTATTGCGGATATGCGTTTGCGATAGAACCTACAGATAAATCACCTAGAATTTATAAAGCACAGAAACCAGTTAACTGTACGACTGATAATTATGATTTGGTTAAGAAAAATCTTAATGCTAAATTTGGTGAAGTTGGTGTGATGCGATGGGTGAGTAGTGAGCAAACTACAGTGGAAGTTCTAGCAAATCTAGATACAGGCACTACAACAATTCTAGAATATCTACATGTAAGCAAAGCGACTTGTTTTTTATCTCCTGGAGAAGGACTAGAAGTTAACACTAATGTTCTGGTTAAACCTACTAAGGGTATACCTACTTCTTATTAGAATATCTTTTACCATAAAAGTACTTGACAAATCTTGTCAACTAGTGTATAAATAAGATTACAGTTTGTTGATACAATCTGAATGACGGACAGGACGTGGGTGCGATACCCACCGCCTCCACCATAAACACACGGGAGCAGTCTACGATGGAAAAATTCTTTTTGAGATTTAAGTGGTATAGAAATTATGTTGAGAATGCTGAGAAGAAGAGAATTAAATATCTTGGACTTTAGTGTGTTTATGATGGGGGCGAAATAGGATCGACTGACGTAGATAAGAAAGAGTAGAACTGTCGGGTGACTGCGTAATTGGTCAAACACTACAAAGGCAAACGATAACTTTGCACATACAGAGTACGCCTTAGCGGCATAATCTGTGGGGTTGGTCACTTACCTTGCAACAGAAAAGTGACACTTTTACCATAATTAGTCTTGACAAACATAGAAAGTTATAGTATACTGTATTCTATGATTAAATATATTGCACCATTTCTTTTACTTGCATCAAGCGCATTTGCTGAAGAAGTAAAACCACCTGAGACAAATTCTAGAACATGTCTTGCTAACAACATATATCACGAAGCGAAATCACAATCTACTGCAGGACAAATAGCAGTAGGTCTTGTTGTTATCAATCGTGTGCGTGATAGTAGATTTCCTAACACGATTTGCGGGGTTGTATATCAAGCACAATATTCAAAGTGGTGGAAAGAAGAAAAAGGTAAAGATGTTCCTAGAAAACATAAATGTCAGTTCTCTTGGTTCTGCGATGGTAAACCAGAAATCATTACTAACATTGAACATTATCAACAAATACTAAGATTAGTGAGTAGAATACTGACTAACAGATATGCTGGTATGATTGAGGGTGCCACACACTATCATGCCACTTACGTTAACCCTAAATGGAATAAAGAAAAAACAAGAATAGGAAGAATTGATGACCACATTTTTTATAGATGGGATTAGAACATGAATGATGATATTATAGACCTAGAAAAGGTTGTTGAACCTATGACCCCAAAAAGGTTCTCTTTGATTGTTGAGAGGATAGTCAGAGAAAAAGAACTTAACTATATGGATGCAATTCTACATTATTGTGAAGAGCATCAACTTGAACCTGAAGACATTCGCAAGTATGTCTCGCGAACTCTAAAAGAGAAGGTAGAAGTAACTGCACAGGAACTGAACTATCTTCCTAAGACAGCGGTATTGCCTATATGATTTTAAAGTATCAATTTTCAGAAACTAAAAGAGTACTTGATGATGCTACCATTTCAAAGATAATTCAAATGGGCAATGATAATATTGAACCTGCGAAAATTGATGGTACAGAAGAGGCGATAGAAGGTCATAGAAAAAGTTCTATTGCTTGGTTCAAAAGAAATCAACAAACAGAATTTATGTTTGGTCCAATACTTAATATGATTTATATGGAGAACGTAAATAATAATTGGAACTTTGATTATGATATGATTGAAGATTTACAGTTCACAAAGTATGAAGGTTCTAAGAAACAACATTATGATTGGCACGCCGACCAGAGAAGCACACCTTACACAGATGATGAGTTATATGGTAAAATTAGAAAGATTAGTTTTTCTATTATTCTTAACACAGACTACGAAGGTGGTAACTTTGAATTTGAAGTAGGTGCGCCACATGAAAAAGAACGCACTATTACCTTGACACCTAAGTTAGGATGTGCTATAGTGTTCCCTAGTTTTATGTTTCATAGAGTAACTCCCGTAACAGAGGGTACTCGTTATAGTTTAGTAGGATGGATATGCGGCAAACCTTTCGTATGAATGAATTCGATGCTTTTAATGTGTACCTTGCTTTCAAGTTACATTTCACAACAGATAGATATGATATCACCAAGACTAGAGGTGCAGTCAAAACAAAGAATGAGACCTTCTATAAAAGAAGTGACCAATTCAATTTTATTAAACTAGCAAAAGAGTTTAATGATGATGAGTTGCCGAAGTTCTTGATTGCTAATCATGTTGACGGTAATAGATGGGGTGGTGCTTTCATTTACGAAGAGGCACTACAAGTCTATAATAAATGGAAAGGTCGCCTTCAGAGTTTAACAAAGAACCTTGAGAATGACCTAGAAGAGATTTGTTCAGAACTTACTTATGAGGAAGTAAATAAGTTTGACAAATGCTTTGTAGTAAAAGATGAGCAACATCCTCTGCTACTACAAATGTACAGTCGCGGAGATGTAACAATCGAAACGATGCTGATACTAGACAGTATTAATAATTATTTGTCATATTGGGACAAGACACTGAAAGATGATTTCTTTTGGAAAGAAGAACGGCGAAAGTTAATCAAGTACCGTCCTTTTCTTGATTTTGATGTTGACAAATACAAGGCAATAGTGTATAGTAGAACAACAAAATATGACGAAACTGGCGTCTAGTCGTATAAATAGTCTTATACATTATGAAATACTGTGGATAAGATAAACTTATAAAACGTAAATACAACGCAATACAACATATACGAGGTAATATAAATGAGTAATTTTGCACAACTAAAAAAGTCTAACGACAACCTTTCACGTTTACTTGGCGAAGTCGAAAAAGTAAACTCCCCACAACAAAGCAACAACAGCAATAACGATGACCGCTTCTGGCGTCCTGAGTTAGATAAGTCTGGTAATGGTTATGCTGTCATTCGTTTTCTTCCAGAGAGCGATGGTGAAGAACTACCATGGGTTCGCTTGTTCAATCATGGGTTTCAAGGTCCTACTGGTAAGTGGTATATTGAGAACTCTCTAACTACCCTTAACGAGAAAGACCCTGTGGCAGAGTATAACTCTGTACTGTGGAACTCTGGTACAGAAGCAAACAAAGACATTGCGCGAAAGCAAAAGCGCCGTCTATCTTACATTGCTAATGTTCTAGTAGTATCTGATCCAAAGCATCCTGAGAATGAGGGTCAAGTCAAACTGTTCAAATTTGGTAAGAAAATCTTTGATAAGATTATGGACCAGATGAAACCACAGTTTGAAGATGAGACACCTATCAATCCTTTTGATCCTTGGAAAGGTACTAACTTTAAACTGAAAATTCGTAAAGTAGAGGGATTTACTAATTACGATAAATCAGAATTCGATAGCGCATCTGGACTCTTTGAGGGTGACGATAGCAAAATCGAAGCACTGTGGAAAACACAGTATAAACTGCAAGAGTTTCTTGCACCTTCTAATTTCAAATCATATGATGAGTTGAAAGCGAAACTTGACTTGGTACTAAATGCATCTGCAGATGTTCCAAGTTATACACCTTCTGCACCTGTTAAGCAACAGACTGTAGAAGAAACTGCACCTTGGGTGGTAGAAGAGAAATCTACACCTCAAGTTGCAACAACAGAGACTTCAACCGCTGACGATGAAGATGACGAAGCAATGAGTTACTTCAGTAAATTAGCATCAGAAGACTAGACAATAAGTAGAAAGTAGTGGAAGTTATTCCTTTATGAAGTACTCGCCTTATACTAGTTTGGTCTACTCATGTAGGTACTCATAAAAAATTAATAGTGAAAGTGGGGGTTATCAGAAATGATAACCCCTTTTCTTTTATAAATAGTAGTGCAACTTGAGTTGAACTTTCCTAATACAGCATAGCATGATATATGATACGCAGAAATAGGAGGTATCATCAAAATGCTTGCAGAACTCGCGCTGGCATCAGCGGCATTTAATACAGTCAAAGAATTTATTTCTAACGGAAAAGAACTATACGATTGTGGTGACCAATTGTTGGGTTATTTTGATGCTAAGAATACTCTACAGAAAAAAGTTAATCAAACATCAGGTAATAAATCTGACTTAGAAGAGTTTCTTGCACTAGAGAAAATCAAAGCACAAGAAGATGAACTGCGCGAGTTAATGATTTATACTGGACGTGCGGGTATGTGGCAAGACTGGTTAAAGTTTCAATCTGAAGCGGCAAACAAGCGTAAAGAAGCAGAACTTGCTGAACGCAGACGCAAAATAAAACAACAAGAAGATATTATGATGTATCTTGAATATGGTGGTATTATTATAGGTATTACTGTATTTGCTGTATTCTTGGTGTGGTTGCTTTTGAAATTTGTTTAGAACGTATCACGGACCATCAAACATTAACTCATCAAAATCTCTCTTACGATGCTCGTTGCGTCCAGCAAATGCTGTAGAGTTACTACTAGAGTTGTTAACTTGCATAGGTGCTACTGTAGGCGCCGCTATCGTTACATTAGTACCTGCATCACTTGCTCCCATCTGTGATGTTCTATCATTCACCGCAGGAGTAATAGGTGCTGGTTGAACTTCTGCTGTTAATCCCAGAGATTCCCTCAACAACTTAATATTAGTTGCGGCATCTTCAAACTTAATGTCACCAGATGCAAGACCTTTAATCTTTGTTCCGGATGCTATCCATCCTTCACCAACAGTACCTCCATTGATAGCAGTTTCAATTGCAGGTATAGCATTCAATAAATCCTCTGCCATTTCTGTGATACCTAATTTAGAACCACTGAATTTCAAACCGGATAGTTTACCTAATGCGCTTTGTATTCTATCTAGTGCATCTGCACCTTTATTCAAGTTGTCTGCATTATTCCCAACATCCATCATCTGCTCAATAGGACTTTTACCTCCAGATAAGAAGTTTAGGATGTTTGCTCCTGCTTCTAAGAATGCTGATCCAAAATTGCCACCAGAGAACTTTAGTAGTCCTGCTGAAACAAGTCCCATTGCGTTGCTGAATCCTTGTGCCTTCTCTGCAGACACTTCATCTGTTATTGATACTAGATTTATAACATTATCTTTTATTGCTTGTGTCCAGTCACTACCCATAGAAAACTTTGCAATTGCATCACCAAGACCTGCTGTCGCACTGCCTATACCAAACGCGGCAAGACCAAGACCAATACCTGTCATAGTCAACATGAATGCTCCGCCATCGGCAAGCATGTCTAAGTTACCACCTAATTCATCTTTAATGGAGAGTAGAGTTATAACATGGTCTTTGATTGCTTGTGACCAATTTTCACCACCCACCCAATCTGAGAATCCTATCGCCGCGCCGCCAACAAATGCGCCAGCACCAAATGCGGCAAGACCAAGACCAACACCTGCCATGGTTAACATAAATGCTCCACCATCCATTAGCATCTTCACGTTACCGCCAAGTTCGTCTTTGATAGATAGTAATGTAACAACGTGATTTTTAATTGATTCGGACCAGGACTTATCCCCACCTATCCAGTCACTAAATGCTAATGCACCTCCACCAACAAATGCTCCAACACCAAACGCGGCAAGACCCAATCCAACACCTGCCATGGTTAACATAAATGCTCCACCATCCATTAGCATCTTCATATTACCACCAAGTTGGTCCTTGATAGAAAGTAGAGTTACAACGTGGTCTACGATTGCTTGTGACCAGTCTTCACCACCTGACCAATCTGCAAGTGCCATACCACCACCAGCAACAGCGGCACCAATACCGAATGCTCCGAGAGCAAGACCTATACCACCAAGAACTGCAATAAGCACACCACCTTCAGCAAGAAGTTTTAATAGACTACCATCTGCCACTTCATCTTTGAGTGACATTAATGTTTTTATTTTTCCTACTAGTTTATCTGCATCAAAATCAAGTAGTCCTGAGAATGTGGCAAGTAATGCACCAACACCACCAACAAGAGCGGCACCCATAAGTAGTCCTTTACCTGATATACCACCGCCTGCTGGTTTGATTGCTTGTTGGTCTGGTGTTACATTCTGTCCAGATAGACCTGCTTCGCGTTCACGTTCAGTTTGTCCTGCACGTTCAAATGCGTTGTCTGGTGCTAGTGCTTCACGCAACAGTCGCAACTCTTCAACCATGACGTTTGAGTTGTCTAACATACCTGACATATCTAGAGCGATATTATCTAAGAATGCTATTTGCTGACCGCCTGTAGACTGAACTTCAATCTTTAGACTTTCAATTGCGTCTGCTAGTGATGCTATATCTGCCATTTAAGTGTTCCCTATTTCTTTTTATCAGTGTAAGCGTTTGCACCAAAATATGCGGCAACAATTGCTGAAGTGGCAACGAAGTAAGTCGGAGCAATATCTCCGATAATATTCGCCGCTGTATCATAACCTAACATTGCTGTAATCAAAATTGCGCCTGGATAGTTGAATATACCCATCAAAGCGAACCATGTCATATATCTCATTGCATCTCTTCTTGCATCCACATCTTCAAGTTCTTTACGTTTGAACTCTAGATACATGTCTTGTTCTTTATCACTGACCTTACCATCACCGTTTGTATCAGCAGGATGATGACCAGATGCTTTTATTTCTTCTTCTCCCATGTTAACCCCTCTGTTTTTGCTTTTCTTTTTCTTCTTCCAAATACTGCACTAGAAGAGTTACATATACTTCCCTCTCCCACGGCATCATATTTTCTAACTCGGTTAGAGAATATTTGTGATGTTGCATTAGCGCAAAATTTGTTTTCATCAAATTAAACAAATCCTCGTGAGAGAGGCCTATGCTAAAAAATTCTGCAATCCACTTAATTCTCTTTCGCAATGAGTTCCGCAAGCAGAACAATCATATTCAAGTTTTCCTACCATTCTAGGCATTGCTGTGAAGAAAGATTTAATCTTCTCAAACTGCGCCTGTGTCATATTCTCAATAAACTCTTGTAACTCTTCTTTTGAAGTTGTCTTTGCATCAATGATTTCACCGTTATGTTCAATAGTCTCAATACAACTCGCTAAGAATTTAAAATTATCATCTACATTATTTAGGTCATTTAATTGCGTCAAGTTTACCAAAGTTGGATACTTCATATTAACAATAACAGCATCGGTAATTTTAACGCTTCTATCTCTTGGTGGTTCTGATAGAACAATGTTTCTCAAGTCAACCGCAGTTTTTGTTGTGTGTTCGCATTCTTCACTTACACATGTAACACTGAACTCAGCAACTTCTCCCACAGACTTCTCTCTCAGTCGTAGAAAGATATTCTCAATTTCAAATACCGGTAAATCTCTTGCTTTGACTTTGCCGAATGTACAGTTCTCGACAATTTGTGTAATACCGTTTATTACACTTTCAGTCTTTCCATCTTCTGCCGCCAGTAAAAGAATTTTTTGTTCTTTAACTAAGAACGGTCTATATTTAATTGTCTCACCTGATGATACCAAAGTCAAATCATAGGTTGGAGTGTCAATTCTTGGTAATGCCATATTATTTTCTCCTCATAGTATATGGTTATTTAGTTGTTACTTGAATAAACTGTAGTGTCTCTACTTCCACCAACAATACCACTTGTTGGATTATAGTATACACTACTATCTGGATGTGAGGTTGATGTTACATTACCAACTCCCATCAATGTGCTTGTGTTTGTCCATTTTCTATATTGAAATTGAACTTGTAATGTTGGTACAGCATTATTCCCTGCGCCTAAAGGTACTTCTGCAACAACTTTAGGGTAGCACTCTTGTAATGTGCATTGATATCTGGATACAATAATACTGTTTTGTAATGTACCGATATCAGGTAATACGCCAAATGTACCAAATCTTCCTTCACGATTATCTAGCGCGAGAATATGTACATTCGTTGTATATTCATTGTAGTAGTTCATATGGGACGAATCCTCATCGAATATCATACCTTGCCATATTTCAAAAAAGTCTTTGATTTGATAACTAGCATCTATATAGAAGTTCATTCCAACAGGTGTGTAACTACGTCCATAGGGAATCTCTCTACCTGGACCATAAACTTTCTGTAATTTAGTATCTATATTTAAAGATGGTAATGCTGTTGCTTCACAGAACAATGATGCTAGATATTGTCCATCTGCTTTTACAAAGTTATTTACTAGACCGCCGAATGCATCGTTTGCACCTCTACCGCCAGTTCTGAATAGGGACGCAAATGCGTTGCTAACACCATTCTGATTAGCAGAAGGACCCCTCGGCATGTCTATGATAACGAGATACTTACTTGCTCTTGCGAAGTCTCTTGTTTTTGCGTTTGCTAAAAATTCTGATATTGACATTATTTACGCCTCATTTTTCTATTGCTATCTGTCCAAACCTTTTGCTTACTACTTCCTCTAAATTGTTCAGTTGGTAGCATCGCCGCAGTTGTCCAGTCATCGGGTTGAATGAACAGAAGTCTTCCTTTAATCAAACTCTTCTTATATTTTTTTACTGCTGGTGCAACTTCTCTAAATCTAGAAAAGTTCTTTAGTATGTCCCAATCAGCGCGAATTCTAGTTGCAATATCTGTATTACCTACTTTGAAGCGACTTAACTTTTCTAGTAGAATAATTCTCTGCACAGGATGTAAATAGTGAAAGTTTAATGCTGTAACGGTTGAACTCTCAATGTTAAATGGGAGTATCAATGGGAACATATCGTAGTATGGTAATTTATCTCTAGTAACAGGATTTGCATAGTGAATTAGATACATGCGTCCAGGCAACATTCTAGTTGTCATATTTTCTGCATACTCTCTCTGAAACTGCGCTCCGTTATACGCAGTACCAACAACTTGACGAACTTGTTCTTGATACCACTGTACACTACGAGAGGCATCGCCCCTAGCAATTCTAACTTGTTCTAATATTCCCATTTCTTCTGCCATACTAGTATTTATGCTAGTTTAAATGGTCTTCTGTTAAAATTATAAATTCCCACTTACGGTCTTTGCAATATTCGCTTGCCGCTTTCCATTTAGCAGAATTTATACCCCATGCTTTCACCTCACCGAACCATGCTCTAGTTTTCTTCTTTGGTGCTTTATCGGGTGCTTTTGTATATTTTTTAGGTTTTACTTCTACGAGAAATGATTTTAGTTGTCCATCTTTAGTTCTAACTTGTACATAGAAGTCAACGAAGTATCGATGAATTTTTCTATCTAAGGGTGATACATAAGGTATAACAGTTTCTTCACTTCCCCATTTTATTACATCTGGATTCAAATCGCACCACTTCATCATCTTCCTCTCCCATAAAGAGCGATAGATAATGTTTGATGGATTGCCTTGATATTTTGCCGGATTAATCGGTGAATATCTTCCTTTGTATGCCATGTGAAAAACTCATATAAATAATTGCAATAACTATTTATACGGGAGTACGCAATGGCATCATTAGGACAATTAGTGGGTGACATCGTAGGTGGACATGGACTTGTGTCATCGCGACAAGAACCTAGAAAGACGGGTCGTCAATACGGCACCTATGGATTAACATATCCTCTTGATATGGGAATCGAAGCACCCGCCGAACTTGACAACCATATTATATTTGATATCTATATTGATGACAGTACTTCTTTCGCCGCGCTTAATCAAACAACTGCTGGCGAACCTCAAGCATTTCAAGGTCACACTGCAATCGCATCACAAAAGATGAGAAACGGACTCTCAGCATTGGGACAAGAGGGTGCATCTGTAGGTGATGCAATTACTGGATGGTTAGGTGCAAACGTATCAAAGGGTGTTGGTGCTGGTGCTAAGACTGCTACAGATTCCTTAAACAACTTTGCTGGTTCAGTTTTTGCAGGCGCACGAAACATGAAGAAACTAAACACTTCTATTGCTCTCGCTGTTCCCAATACTTTGACCACATCTTCTACTGCTAATTGGGGTACTGCGAAAATGGGTGCTATGGGTGGTGCTTTAGCAAGAGGTATGGAAGGTGGCGTTGGTGGTATTGTAGATAAATTTAGCAACATGAGTGGTGAGCAAGCAACTCAAATGACAGGTGAACTTGCGCGTATTGGATTAGATACTGCCGCATCTGCCTTTCAAGCATTCGGATTAAACTTTAGAGATATGCTAGAAGTTACAACTCGCCGTGTGCAAAACTCTCATGTTGAGCAAAAGTTTGAGGAGATGGCACCTAGAGAATTTACTTTTGTGCATGAGTTTGTCGGTAGGTCAAAGGCAGAGGCAGATGCTATCGATAATATCATTAAAGCATTCAGATTTCATATGCATCCAGAATTAGTTGAAAGTGGTTTATATTTTGCTTATCCATCGCTGTTTGATATTACTCTAATGTTTAAAGATAAAGAAAATCAATATTTACATAAAATCTCAACTTGCGTGTTAACTGGTTGTACATTGAACTATACATCATCAGGTGTGTTTTCTACAAATAGAGATGGACAACCTACAGAAATTCAAATGACACTCAACTTCAGAGAAATTGAAGTTATGCATAAGCATCGTATTGCTGAAGGATTCTAAATATGAGTTATTTTTCTAAATTTCCAAATCTGATTTATGACTTAACAAAACCCGGTGATTTGACCAATAGATTTGTTATCGCTAAAGATATTGTACGCCGTGTTAAGTTGAGAGAAAATATTCAAAATAATGTCTTTGCATATGATGAATATGATATTCAAGAAGGTGAGCGTCCTGATATTGTAGCACATTCATTTTATAATGATAGTGACCTCGCTTGGATCATTTTAGTGACAAATGAAATACATGATGTATACGAAGATTGGCCTAGAACTGAAAGAGAGTTGAGAAAATATATTGATGATAAGTATACTGGATTAGGTCCATATGCCGTCAAAGGTACAGATATTAGTACCGGTAAATCATACTCTGGTGTTAATGGTTATTACTATCCACTATTCTCTACCGCTGAAGAAGCAAGAAACTACGACAGACAGCAAGGTTTCTCTGGCGCATCACACACGCATAATTTTTCTGAATTTCCTTCTAAAGTATTTCACATGCCAAGCGGGGCGAATAGATATCATGCGAAGAGTGATTATGATAAAACATTATATACATTGTGGACAGCAAACTCGGGAACGAATGGTATTCATCACTACGAGAGACCTCAAGCATCTGGTGATGCTAACGTGATGGTACGAACTACAGAACCAACTTATACTATAGTTACTAATATTGGGGTTACAGAAACTAAAAATTCTATTGCGATAACTAATCAATTATATGAAGAGAGATTAAACGAAACTAAAAGACGAATTAGAATTCTAAGACCTGCATTGGTATCTTCATTTGTAGAAGAATTTGAAGATATGATAGGAGACTGATATGGCAGAACCTAGTAAAGGCGGTGGTCAACTACTTATAAAATCATTAAAGATATATCACAATGAAGTAGTTAATATTAAATCAGCAAAAAGCACAAATAAGTTTATTGACTTATTAAATGTATATGCTGGATTTGAAATCTATGACAGCATTCTATCACCTTTTCAGGCAGGTGAGATGATGATTACTGACAGTAATGATATGATTGCAGATTATCCTCTTATTGGAGGTGAACTAATTCATATTGCATATAATGTGTCTGGTGGTACAGATGATACAAAGATTGACTTGTGGTTTAGATTAACTGCTATTAAGAATATTGCTATTAAAGAACGAAAGCAAATCTTTACTATACAATTTATATCAGAAGAGGGTTTTAAAAACGCACACACTTCAATATCATCTTCATTCACCGGATCGCCTAGCACAATCGTTTCTGATGTATTTGATAATTACTTATTTTCTGATAGTGGTAAGAAAATTGCAATTGATGATTCCATAGGTGGAATGAAAATTGTTTGTCCTAGGTGGAGAGCATTTCAGGTAATTAATTATGTAATGAACAAAGCAGTTGATATGAACACAAATGCTCCTGGGTTCTTTTTCTTTCAAGCAATGCATGGGTTTAGGTTTCTATCAACCAGTTCACTTTTTGACCGAAACAGAAATGTGTGTATCACAGACAAACTTGCAGATGTAGAAGCAATTCGCGCTGAAGGTAAAGTGAAGAAAGGTTATTTATACAAAGTACCCGGAATACCAACTTTAGGTTCAGATGGTAAACCAACTTCCGGTGCCGTTGGTGATGAAACTCTTCAAAACGTGGATGACTTTCGTGTGGATTATAGACAAACATATCTTAAAGATGTGAACAATGGGTATCTTGCATCGAAGCATATAACACATGATTTATTTTTTAAGAACTATAGTGTAGAGACATACGACTATTTTGATAGTTATGAAGATGATAAGAAAAAGTTAAAACGTCTAGGTAAAGTACCTCACTATGGAGTATGGGAAAATAAAGTTTCTTCTGATGTTAAGATTATGTTATCTGGTAAACAAAGCAGAATACATGCTCAGAAAAAAAACGAAGATGGATTTAGAAATCTTTTTGCCAATGACTATGTGCAAGGTAGAAAGCATGTGATGAAACAAATATCAGATAATGTAGTTGAAAACTTTGTTATACCAGGTCATCCACTTATCACATCAGGACGACTAGTTGAGTTTAACTATCCATCAATGAGAAAAGTGTTAAAACCAGACGATGCTTATCAGAAGAAGTATTGTGGATTATATTTAATTAGAGACTGTGTTCATATTGTAAGACCTGTTGGTAATGGAACTGCACAGTATAAATGCGATACAAATATTGTAAAGGACGGATGGAATGCGTAAATTTTCAGAACTAAGAGAACAAGTCTCTAAGAGTGATTTAGATGGTGTAGAGAAATTTGCAGATAGATTGTTTGCGAAGGTTGGCATCGATGTTGAATTCACTCGACACTTTTTAGATAGGGTAAACGATGAACGTAACAAGAAACAGATTACTACTGCAGAACTTACGAGACTGTTTAAGCAAACTTATAACAAGCATGGCAAGAAAATTCCGCAACTAGGTCCTGATGCTGAAGCAGTATTAAAAGATATGAGAACAGATATTAATATGCCGTTTGTTCTTAAATGGGATAAAACCTCACAAGAGTTTGAACTTGTAGCAAAAACGATTATGCGTAAAAAAGGTTTTGCTACAAGTAACCAGACCTTGTCTGTATAAATAAGATAAAGGGAGAGACTTACACCGATGGGTAACTATTTTTTCAACGATGAGAGAATGAATATTGCAAGAGGTTTGCTTAAAGGTGTAAGCGACATTCACAAGTTCGGTGCTGTTGCTGAAATGGCAGTGAACACAACTGGTTCTGTGTGGGATGTTGATGACACACTGTATCCTTGGACAGCATTCGCTTCTGCTTCTGCAGTCACAGTGGATAGAGCAAACGCAAGTGATGCTAACAAAGTTGTAACTATTGAAGGACTAGATGAGAACTACGAACTAGTTACAGATACATGCACACTCACAAATGCATCAGGTAACACAACAGACAGCGGCACAACATTCATTCGTGTCTTTAGAGCATTTGTATCTACAGGCGTAACGAATGTAGGTAACATCGATATTAAAGTATCTACAACTGTCGTTGCAAGAATTACTGCATCTCTAGGTCAAACACTCATGGCGATTTATACAATCCCTGCAGGTTATACTGGATATCTAATGCGAGTTGGCATGTCGGTTGCCTCAAATGCTGATGCAACAGGTAACATGTACATTAGATATTTTGGACAAGATGCATTCAGAATTGGTCACACATTCGAAGTAGCAGGAACAGGCGGACCATACGATTATGAATTTTCTGTTCCTCAAGTAATACCTGAAAAATCTGATATTGATGTTCGTGCAACAGTCCGGTCAAACAATGCGAGAGCAACAGCGGCATTTGATATTATTCTTAAAGCAAACTAAGAGGTAGATTATGAAGAATTTTATGGGTATGGACGGTTTTATCTGGTTCATGGGAGTAGTTGAAGACCATAATGATCCAGAGCAAATCGGTCGTGTTCGTGTTCGTTGCTTGGGTATTCACACAGAAGATAAAGAAACACTTCCCACCGAAGATTTACCTTGGGCGATGATTATGATGCCCACCACTAGTTCATCTATATCTCAGTTAGGACACTCACCTTCAGGACTCTTAAAGGGGTCGTGGGTAATGGGATTCTTTAGAGATGGTGAGGGATGTCAAGAACCTGTTATTATGGGGTCGTTTCATGGGTATCCAGTAGAAAGACCAAACACAGACTTAGGATTTTGTGATCCTTCAGGAACGCATCCTGCAGAAATTAATGAACCAGACACTTCAAGATTAGCAAGAGGTGATAAACGCTCTAAACTGTTTGTATCAAAACAAGAAAACTTATCAAAAGATGCACATCCTAGTCATCCAATAGCGTGGGGTGGTACATGGGATACAATGTCAATTCCTTATAATGCAAGATATCCTTTTAATAAAGTGCAACAAACTGAAAGTGGTCATGTAATTGAACTTGACGATACACCGAACGGTGAGAGAATTAACATTCAGCATATGTCAGGTAGTTTCATTGAAATGCATCCTGATGGTTCGATACGCATACTAAATAAAGGTGTACAAGAAGTTCTAATAGAAAAAGACCATAATGAGCATGTAAAAAGTAATTATAATATTTACGTTGGTGGTAAAGCAACTATTAAAGCAGAAGATAACATCGATATTGAATCCACAAAAGATGTTCGTGTTAAGTGTGTAAACTTTAGAGTTGATGCGAGTAGTGTGATAGACTTGAATGGTGGTAAAGAGATTGATGCAGATGCACCAATAATTAACTTGAACTAAGGAGATGATGTGGGAAAAGCAGTAACAAGAGTTGGTTTAGATAAACATGTGGGTCATGCAAGTCCCACACCAAATCCCTTTCATCAGACAGCATACTCAACAGGTTCACCTAACGTATTTACAAATGGTGCGAAGACCACAAGAAAAGGTGATAAGACTAAATGCGGTGATCCAGCAACTGGACATAGTTCAACTGTGTTTGTAAATAATAAAGGCATACACAGAAAAGGTGATGGAACCGGTGGACATGGGTCGTGGGTTGCTAACAAAAGTAATTCAGGTTCACCAAACGTATTCGCCGGTGGATAAAGAGGTATAAATAGTTCTATGGCAACAAAAGTAACCAGAAGCACTAATAGTTTTACAGACCTCGACTTTAATTTTACAAAGTTGAGTAGTACTGGTGATGTAGCAAAAAAGACTGATGTTGAAGCAGTAAAACAGTCTATGAGAGCATTGATTAGTACTAGAAACTTTGAGAGACCGTTTCAACCTTATTTAGGGTGTGCAGTTAGTCAATTATTATTTGAAAATAATACACCAATGACAAGACGAATGATAGGTAAGACTATTGAAGAAGTTATACAACACCATGAACCTAGAGCAAAAATTTCTTCCGTTGAAGTTTTTGATAACAGTGATAATAATGAATATAATGTACGCATCTATTTTTATGTTGTCAATCATACACAGCAAGAGGTTTTCGATACCTACTTGACGAGGACAAGGTAACACATGGCACAGACTACAAAAAGAATTAATGTATCAGAAGTTGACTTCACTAGTATTAAGTCAAATCTTAAAACATATCTAACATCACAAGATGCATTCAAAGATTATAACTTTGAGGGTTCAGCAATGAATACTCTCTTGGATGTATTATCATATAATACTCACTACAATGCAGTGTATGCTAATATGGTAGCAAACGAGATGTTTCTTGATAGTGCCGTCAAACGAGACAGTGTAGTTTCTCTTGCCAAGCACTTAGGTTATACTCCTAATTCATCAACTTCTCCAACCGCGAGAATTAACGTAACAGTTAATAGTCCTGTTGGTGCACCAGCACAGTTAACAATGCCTAAAGGTACTGTTTTTAGAAGTCGTGTTTCTGAGAACAACTATCAGTTCGTAACAACATCAGATGTAACTATTGTACCTACTGAAGGTGTTTACACATTTACAAATATTGATTTGCGTGAGGGTACACTTCTACAACTATTTTATACAAAAAATTCTACGCTGACGCAAAGATTTATTATTCCTGAAGAGAATGTTGATACATCTACAATTGCCGTTAAAGTTCAGAACAGTGTGTCTGATTTAACTGCAACAACTTTTACTAAAGCAGAAAACATATTAGATATTAAAAATACTTCTACTGTATATTTTCTTAATGGTATTGAAAATGGACAATATGAAATTACTTTTGGTGATGATGTTTTAGGTAAGTCTTTAGATGATGGTAATATCATCATTCTTGAATACATTGTTAGTAATGAAGATGAGGCGAATGGTGCATCTGCATTTACATTAGCAACTGAAATTGGTGGTTCTACTAATGCAACAATTACGACAGTAATTAACGCACAGAATGGTGGACCTAGAGAGACGGTTGACAGTATCAAGTTTAATGCTCCTAAATTCTACTCAGCACAAAATCGTGCGGTAACTGCAGAAGATTATAAAGTCATACTTCCTAAACTTTATAATAATGTTGATACTATGCAAGTATGGGGGGGTGAAGATAATGATCCTCCGGTTTATGGAAAAGTCTTTATGTCAATCAAACCTAAGACTGGTAGGTCGCTAACCACATCTACAAAAGATTCCATTAAAAACGATATTCTACGATCCAAAACCATGGTGTCTATTACTCCAGAAATTATTGATCCTGTTTATATTTGTGTTATTCCTACTATCAATGCATATTGGAATCCTAATGCGACAACAGCAACATATACAGATATATCTTCTAAGGTTAGAAGTGCAGTTATGAATTACTCTAATACTGAAATCAAAAACTTTGATAGTGTTCTTAGATATTCAAAACTAACAAATATTATTGACCGTGCTGATGTTGGTATTGTTTCAAACATCACAACTCTTAGATGCGAAAGACACTTTGATGCAATCTTAAATGTTAAGAGTAAATATACTATTAATTTTTACAACCCCTTATTTACTCAAGGTGTTGGTGCACCAACTAACTTATCATCTACTGGATTTACAGTTGCTGGACTAGCAAATACATTATATCTAGATGATGATGGTGGTGGTAACATTCGCTCATATTATCTAGAAGAGGGTTCTTCAACTAGAGTTTATGTAAATTCGGGACAAGGACAAATTGACTATGGAACTGGAAAAATAGTTATTGACCAGTTAAATATTACTGGAACAACATTAGATAATAATGCTGTTGAAATATTTGTCACTCTAAACTCAAATGATATTGTGAGTGTTCGTAATGTTCTGTTGATGATTAATGAAGAAGATATTACAGTTAATACAATTGTAGATAAAGTTGCAACTGGCGAATCCTCTGCTGGTGTTGACTATCAGACAACTGGTAGTAATGAACTAAGTAAAACTGGTGGTAGTGGTGTAACAACCGCGACATCAAATATTGTAAGTAGCGGATCAACTGGATCATCTGGATCAGGTAGCGGCGGAGGAAGTAGTTACTAATGACGTTAAATATAGTACCAGACGAAATCAAAGGTAGAGTGAAGACAATTGTTTCTGAGCAGTTGCCTGAATTTGTTGCATCTGACCATACGACATTTGTTGCTTTTTTGGAAGCATATTATGAGTGGGCAGAACAAAACGCTGGTGCTATTGAAAGAACTAGAAATATTAGTTTATACGCAGACATCGACAAAACTGTAGATGAGTTTGTAAATTACTTTAAGCAAAATTATCTAGTTGACATTCCAGATAATATTTTTGCTGATAAAAGTACATTTCTAAAGA